CGCCTGTGCGCGTGCTGTATTCCGCTAGCGGCACTGGCAAGGCTGGTCAGTTCTCGCATGCTTTTGCTTCTGGTAAAACTGTTCGCCTCGCTGGCGCACGTTTCCTGAGCACCACCACTTCCAGCGGCATTGCAATTCTGGAGCTGAATGGCCCCAGCTTTACTCTTTCCGCTGATTCTTGATAGGAGGCCCTAACAATGTCTGAATTCCGTATGGATGACGCGGGTCTGTTCCTTGAGCGTCAGCTTGAGTACATCCGCCCCCAAGTGTTTGAAGTGCAGTATGCGGATATTAAGTATCCGACCATTCTGCCTGTCACTAGTGAAGCTGGCCCTGGCGCTCAGACCTTCACCTATCGCATCATGGACTCCACTGGTGAGTTCAAGCTGATCGCTGATGCTGCTGACGATCTGCCCCGTGCTGACATCAGCCAAGTTGAGAAGAGCATCAACATCCGCTCCTTCGGTGGTTCCTTCGGTTACACCGTGCAGGAACTGCGTGCCGCTCAGATGGCCAATATCGCCCTGGAGCAGCGTCGTGCTGCTGCTGTGCGTCGCGCCTATGAGGAGAAAGTGGAAGAAGTGGCTCTGTTCGGCGAGAGCACTGTTGGTCTGTCTGGTTTCTTCAACAACTCCACTGTGGATGTTGTTGCTGCTGATAAATGGTTCACCGATAGCGGCACCACTGCTCAGGAAATGCTTGAGCTGCTGAACTATGGCGTGAGCGCCATTATCAACGCCTCCAAGATGAAGGAGCAGCCCGACACCATCCTCATGGCTTATGAGGACTACAACAAGGTGAGCACCACTCGCAACTCCGACAGCTCGGACGTGACTGTGCTGGAATACTTCCTGCGCACCAATCCCTACATCCGTAACGTTGAGCCCATCAACCAACTGGATGCTGGTAACAGCGTGCTGAATACCAACCGCATGGTTGTGTACAAGCGTGATCCCGAGAAGGTGCAACTGCACATTCCTCAGCCCCTGGAACTCTTCCCGCCCCAACAGCGTGGTCTTGAGTTCATTGTTCCCGCTCATGCTCGCGTGGGTGGCGTGGCTCTGTACTATCCCAAGAGCGTTATCTACGTTCAGGCTTCCGCCTGAGGATAGTTGATCAAGGGAGGGGCGTTAAGCTATGGACAATTGTTTCTTTTGAACAATGCTCATTGCTTATCGTCCCGAACTTGAGAACCCGCCCCGTGAAGGCGGGTTTGGCATTATTACGCAAACTGGCATGATTCAACTCACGCCTGGTCTTAATCAAGATATTCCAGAGCATCAATGGAAGGTGGCTCGTGAGAATAGGGCGGTTAAACGCCTTATGAACATTGGAGCCATCGAGGAAGTGCGTGAGCAAATCATGGTGGAAGATATTCCACAAGATGTGCAAACGCTTTCTCAAATGCCAATGGTGGAAGCCATCCGCATGATCGAACTCATTCATGATCCCGATCAGTTGAATGGATGGAAGAAGATTGAAGGCCGTGTAAGGGTGCGTAATGCCATTAATAAGCGCATTGAAAACATTCGTATTGGGAAAGCCTGATTATGGCCGTCACTTATGCGAGTTTTCTTGAGCGGTTTCCTGAATTTACTCCCCATCCATCGGGGATTGTAAATGGTGCCATCTCTGAAGCCACTTACGATGCTTCTGCAGATGTATTTGGGGAACAAACTGATAGGGCCGTGAAATTCCTCGCTGCTCATATTATTGCCATTCAGCTTGCGCAGATGGGCATTCAAATTGGTGCTACTGACGGCAAGGTGTATGGCGAGGGGCTAGATGCCACTCAATACGGTCAAGAGTTCAAGCGCATGCTGAATCTTCTTCCTTCTTCTTCTGTTGGTTTCGTTGTATGAGCAATTTCCTGGAGCCACTTGCCAATTCCGCGCTGGTATGGCCAGTGGCTTCGGCCTATGCGCTTGATAGCGAAACTGGAAATTACGTGGCTGTCGCAACGGGCATTACTTACTATGCATCGTTAAGACAAAAACGCAATCCTCAGTACGATTATTTGCTTGGTGCAGACCAGACTGCCGTCTATATGGAAGGTCGTCTTACTTTTCCGCTTACGCTATCTGGCGTGACGCCTGGAGATTCTGCTCAAGCAATTATCAATGGGAGAGAAGGGCGCTTTGAACTATTGCCAAACGAGGAGATTGCTATTCATTATTGGCAGTTCCTCGGCACACCAATTAGGGGAATTTTTAGACTAATTGGCAAAGGAAGCGTTGACAATGCTTAATCGAGCATGGCGCCGCTTAATCATTCTTTCCTTCCATTGAGGATCTTCTCATGCTTTACCATCCCACTGAGCTGGTGAAGAGCCAAGACGTGATTGTGCGCGTTGGCTCGATCAGCGGCACTGCACGTCCTGTGATCACCCAGAGCGGCGCTACTTTCACTGTGAGCGGCGCTCCCACCCTTTATACCCTTCAAGCTGCTACCACCGCTTCTGTTGCCTTTAACGATGGCAACCAAGAATTCTATCTGCTGGGCGGCGGCGGCTTTGCTGATAGCGTGATTGTTACTAGCCAAGCCACTGCTTCCATCACTTCCTACTTCCAAAAGGACGTTGATGGCACCACTTTCCTTCCGAATAGCTTTGACGAAGCCTTCCAAGTGATCAGCTCTGCTCGTTACGACAAGAATGCTGAAGTGTACGTGGAAGTCAACAAGCAACTTGGCGCTTCTGGTACCACTTACTACTATGATCGCGTGGCTTATGTGGGTCGTGTGATGAACTATAACGAGAGCTATCCTGCCGATAACCTCGTGGAATGCACCTTCGATCTGATTAGCCGTGGTCGCATTGGCATTCACCAGAATGCTGAGAACACTGGCTCGCTCATCCCTTCGGCTCCCAATAGCTAATTCATCTTTCCATAGTTCTTTGCTAGCCTCTCCTTACGGAGAGGCTTTTTATTGTGAACATTACACAGCTTCGGGAAGTTGTTACTGAACTGCTATCTGCATCGCCCAATTTAATTGGCACTTATACGCTGCCAAACAATTCAACTATTCCTGCCGTGTATGTAGTAGGAAGGCAAAGCGTGCCCAATGAATGGAAGGTGAAAGGGCTCGAAGTGACAATGCGAGAGTTTCCTCAGTTGAATCCCCGCTCTCCATTGGGAGGTGCTGTGAAGGTGAACCAGATATGGGAAGTAGTGCTCACGCAGTTCACGCCTAATAGCGGCACGCTTGCCAGTGCAATGGACAGGATGGTTAGACGTTTTCCTGATGCCACGCCACGATATTTTCCCGGAGACGATATTGCCTATGAGCGCTGTCGCTTCATGGTGCCCGATATGATTCTGCGCAATCTGATAGCACCATGAGCGGAATTATTGTCGGTGGTTCATTTAGCAATCCCAGTAATCTGGCGGCAAAACTTGCTAAAGCTTTTGAAGAATGGACAAGAGAAGATATTCAGAAAGATTATTGGGACGAGCAATTTAGAGACATGGGCCGATGGGAATATGGAAGGGAAACGCGCAGAAAAAATGGCGATTTAATTGGCGAAGGTCGTCGCGATATTTACGACCTTGGTGCTCTGTACGAAAGCGGGCTAGAGAGTTTCAATGTGAGCCTAGGCAGTTCTGCGATTGTCGCATCGTGGACATGGGACGCAACCAACCCCAAGAATGGCTATCACTATGCAGTGGATGTGCATGAAGGACTGGGAACAAGCGCTGGTTATCCTCGACAATGGACAGACGAGCTTGCTTCGCCTGCATTGTTTGAAGGAAGCGATGTACAGTTAGCATTGAAACGCCGAATTAAATTTGCGTTTAGTGCATGAATATTGACTATCTATGGAGCGAAGACCGCTCTGTTCATGCCATTAATAATCAACTTGACGGAGCGTCCATGGAGGTGGGCATCCTCTGTCTTATTTCTTGTCGAGACGAGACCATTAGAATAAGCAACGAAAATCATTCATTGCTTGTTGAAGTGCCTAAAGAATTTCGCTCTAGTAGCGAAAGGGTGAAGGTGTTCAACGCATTGTTAAACGTTCTTGATCATGAGCAAATACAGCTTCCTTCTGCAGACTAAAGCCGAAGATTATTTTGAGCTTCTTCCTGAAATTCGCATGAAGAAATATGGTGGCTGGCTTGTTGCTGAAGCAATTGAACAGGAAGAAATTAGTAAGCTGCAAAGCCAGGCTACTATTAGGGCTGTGCAACTGGCTAAGCGCATTGCCACTGCAAAGGACATTCCTCTTGACGAAGCTTTTGGCTTGCTTCAAGGCGGCGGAGGCTCCATTACTGAAGCCGAGCTTCTTTCGGAGTACACCGAGGAAACGCTGAGCATGATCACCAGTGGCTCTTCAGTGGAGAGCACCAACGCCCGCATGGTTACTGCCTTTATTCGCTCTCGCGGTCAGGGCATGATTGACGGTGAGTGGCAGGACCTTGCCGATTGGGAGCTGGACGACACTAAAAATCTTCCTCGCAAAGCCATTGCGAAAGTAGTTGAGTTTATTGCTGAAGAGCAAAACGCTGAAACGCAGGAGGCAGTGGCAGCAAAAAAAGCGACGAAGAGGAATGGTCCTCAGTAGCAGAAATGCTGGAAGCGCGAGCGCGTAACCAGCTTAAAAATTTAACTGATTGGAACGAAATCTATTTTCGGCTTTCGGCATCAGATTTTAATGACAGGCGATGGCATGCAGATCAATTTGGCTTGCAGCCATTGTCTGATATTAAGCGTGCATTGAAATATCTTGATAAGCATGACGTGGCAAAATACAATGTGCAGAGCGTTGCCATCGCCAAGCTTGGCACGATGGCGGCTGGCATGATGGCGGGACGGAAGTCCAAGGTGAAGCCAGAAGATTTCTTGCCATTTGATACCAAAGCGATCAAAAAAGATACGGGCGTTACAGATGAAAGCTTGATCATCTTCCAGCGCCTAATGAAGACGAGGCGAATGGATGGAAGAGTAATTGCGTTGTTGGCTGATGATTTAAAGGCTTTTGCTGGGCGTAATCAGGATCAATGATTATAGAATGTAGACAATAACGAGCAGTTGAAGATGGCAGGTCAGAATGCTGATATGACCCTTAAGGTGGGTCTTGACCTTAGCTTCTTTAGGCAGCAATTAGCAGGACTTGGAAGTGCTGCTGGCGGCTACTTGCTCCCAATCAATTTAAAGTTTGATCGCACAAGCCTTACTGAAGAATTGACGCGATTAAGCAATAGCCTTAGCCGCAAAAAGTATGATGTTGAAGTAAAAAGCATAAGCCTTCAAATATTATTAGATAAAGTAGAGGAATTCAAGAAAAACCTTGCCGCGCTTAAAGAAGAAGATATCTCTCTCAACGTAAAAGTTGAATCCAGTATTTCTGGAGTAAAAGCCGCCGAGGCAAGGCGCGATATCATTTCAAAAATTACAGGACCAAAAGGCGCAATTTTTGTGCCAATTGAAGTCAAGCCTCCTCTCGTCAAAAATATCAATGCTATCAGGAAGAGCATTAAAGATAGTCTTTCTGGCATTGTCATTGAAGTTGAGGCAAAACTCAAGGGGGGAATAGCGCCCGCTGGCGCTACCGGAGTTAGTGGAGGCGAAGCAAGTCAAGCAAAGCGTCCTTCTTTTTTAGATAGCCCCGCATACCAGGCAGAACTCAATAAAATCGCAAAAGCAAATGCTCAGGCATTGGCAAAAGCTGCCGCTAGCTTGCCATCAGGAAGAAACAGGCAGGAAGTTGAGCGACTTCTGCAAGCATTCCAGGCTCAGAATCCACAAGGAGCTAGTCGGACTTCTGCCTTAGGGGCAATCAGGGACTTAATTGCTCGCGGAAGATACCAGCAAGGACTTGGCTTTGAAGCAAGTTTGCAGCCTCTCAGGGGACAAAAGCAAACAAGCGCTGCGCGTTCCATGCCCAATCTCAATGAAATGCTGGACCGCATAGCAAATCTTACAGAAAATCCTCGCGCTGCTCAACGAATGTTGCGCATGATGCCCGAACGGAGAATTACCACTGATCTAATTGGTGCTGCCAATAAACAAGCGGAATTTAAGCAAGAGGGACTGAAATTTTTAGACCTCAAGGGAAAAGCTTTTGATCCATTGCTAAAGGCCATTGCCAAGGATTTTACGGAGTATACAAAAAGCGTAGGAACAACAAATCCATGGATCGGAAAGACGGGAACTGTTTTAGCTGATTTTTTAAGTAAAGGGATCATGAGCGCGTCTGCGCGTGAGCTTTATGAGCGAGTGCGTGATCCGCAGCAAGCTGGTCAACTCCTTCTTCCTGCGGCAGGACAAACAAGTGCTTCTCGCATGACGAGACAAATGTTTGAGGGTTTGCCTGCGATTCAATCCCCCCAGATTGGAATGGAACAGGCACCATTAAGCAGGGCTGCTTCTTACATGGTCAACAAGGCACGTAGAGCCCTAGGGATGTCAATTGGCCCTGCCTCTCCTTATTCGCAAAATCCTTTTGCAGGTGCAGCTACTGTTCCGCCTCGTTCTTTTTTCCGATTTGGTCAGGGGCCTCAATTGCCAGGCGCTCCGATACAAGCTGCATTGCCACCTGCCGGAACAACCACTAATTATGGCGGTGGCGGCTTTTTCGGCTATGGGGGCGTAACAGGAAGCGGCGGCGACGGAGGGAGAGGTGGTGCAATAGTGCCATTCGCTGGTGGAGCAACGCCACCTGGCGGAGGCGGAGGATTTGGTGGCGCTGGTGGCTTTGGTGGCTTTGGACGCGCACTGGGAGGTATTAATCTTCCCGGTGCTGGCACCATTCGCGAGCTTGGCGATGAATTTGGCTTTGCTACCAAGCAAGTATTGTTATTTGGTCAGGCCTACAAATTACTGGGAATCATTCAAGCTTTCCCGGCACAAGTGGGAGCCGCAGTTGGGCAGTTGCAAAGCTTTAGGAATACGTTGAATGCAGTGACGCCTTCAGCAGAAGAAGCCCGCGCGTCCAACGAGCTACTGCTCGGCCTGATGGAAAAGTACAACGTGCCCCTGCAATCGGCGCGTGATGGCTTCACCAAGCTATACGCCTCCATGGCTCCGGCTGGTTTTAGTGGAGACGAAATCAGGGACTTGTTTACTGGCATTACAAAAGCTGCTGCCACTTTTGGGATGAGCGCCGACAAAGTTGATCGCGTGAATTATGCATTTGCTCAGATGGCGAGCAAAGGTCAGGTGATGAGCGAAGAACTTAAGGGGCAATTGGGTGACGTTCTTCCTGGTGCTATGGCATTGTTTGCAGAAGCCGCAGGATTCAAGGGGCCAAAAGCCATTCAAGATTTCTCTGCTGCATTGGAAGATGGCGCGTATAAGGGAGAAGCGATGGTTGCATTGTTGAAAAATGTGACTGTTGTGATGAATAAGGAATTTGGCCCTGGCGCTGAAGGAGCTGCTCTTACATTCCAAGGCGTAATGAATCGTATGCAAAACTCG